TAGTGAAAAAAAAGTATTAGAGAATGTAAGAGAACTTTTAGTACCAATGAGAGCAATCTTTAATTACACACAAGGTAAATACAAAATTATTATTGAAGGTTCAGGAAGTTCACAATTATTATTAACTAAAGATAATGTTGTAAGCGAAGTTAAATTACAAGGTGAAAGCAAATCAGAAAAATACAATAGAGTTATAGGAACATTTACTAACCCAGAAAAAGATTATCAATCAGATACAGTTTCTTATCCACCATTTGATGATTCAGCTTTAGACCCAGCAGATCAACACGCAACTATGTTAAGTGATGATAACAATACTTTACTTGAAAGAAGTTTTGATATGTTACAAGTAACTTCTCCTTATCAAGCTGAAGAAATTTGCGAAAACATATTAAAGAGATCAAGAAACAATTTAAAAGCAGAAGTAACAGTTACATCAGAAGCACTTAACTTATCTATTGGAGATATAGTAACAGCTACATACGATACAGCAGGTTTTAGTGCCAAGCCATTTAGAGTTATGTCTTTAGCTATTAATTCAGATTCAACAGTAACTCTTGGATTAGAAGAACATCAAGATAACTTTTATACTTGGGAAGAAAAAAGCGAAGCACCAACAATAGCTGATACAATACTTCCTAATCCATTTTCTGTTACAGCACCAGTATCAGTTACTTTAGATGACCAATTAATTGAATACTCAGATGGAGTTGTTATTACTGCTTTAGATGTAACCATTGGTGCATCATTAGATAACTTTGTAGATTACTACCAAGTAGAATACAAACTAAGTACAGATACAGATTATCTTATATCTGGTCAGGTTACAGGATTATTTCATAGAATATTAAACGTAAAAGATGGATTTATTTATAACGTAAGAGTTAGAGCATTTAATACATTGGGAGTTAGTTCTACTTACACATCTGCAACAAGAACTATCATTGGTGGAATTGCACCACCTTCTGATGTAACAGATTTTTCATGTAACATCATTGGTGGAGATGCACATTTATCTTGGCAACAAATCACAGACTTAGATTTAGCTTATTATCAAATAAGATATTCAACACAAACAAGTGGTGCTTCTTGGGCTAACTCAGTTTCTTTAGTTGAAAAAGTTGCAAGACCAGCTACTTCAGTAACAGTTCCAGCAAGAGTAGGTTCATATCTTATAAAAGCAGTAGATAAAAATGGTAACTTTTCTTCTAATGAAACAATCATTGAAACAAATGTATTAGCAATAGGAAATTACAATGCTGTTGCAACACAAACTGAATCACCAACATTTTCAGGAACTAAATTTCAAACAGTTTTATCTGATGGCACATTAAGATTAGACTCATCAGAACTATTTGATAGTGCAACAGGAAACTTTGATTCAGGAACTTCATTCTTTGATTCTGGTGTAACTTCTTATGACTTATATTCTGAAGGAACTTATTTATTCTCAACTCCAATAGATATAGGTGCAGTTTATACTTCAAGAGTAACTGCTTCTATTACACAAACATCTGATAACTTAGATGACTTATTTGATTTAAGAACTGGTGATTTTGATGACGCACAATCAAACTTTGATGGCGATACTCCTGCTAATTGTAATGCTCATATTGAGATTGCTTTATCTAATGACAATATAACTTATACTACATTTAGAAACTTTGTTGTCGGAGATTACACAGCAAGATATTATAAATTTAGAGTAACATTAAGATCATTTGACTTAGCATCTACTCCAGTTATTAGTGCTTTGTCTGTAAGTATAGATATGCCAGATAGAATATTTAGTGGTAATGATATTGTTTCAGGGACAGGAACTTATAATGTTGTATTTACTTTACCTTTTTATTCTAATTCTTATGCAGTTGGAATCACAGCACAAGGATTAAACACAGGAGATTTCTTTACAATTTCAAATAAAACTGTTAATGGTTTTGATGTTGCATTTAAAAATAGTAGCAATACAGGAGTTACTAAAACTTTTGATTATTTAGCTAAAGGATATTAGATAGAATATGGCACAACACGATTATAATATAGCAAATCAGGGTTTCCCTGCATTTAGAACAGATTTAAACAACGCATTATCGGCAATTCAAACAACAAATTCAGGAACATCAAGACCAACAGGTGCGGTAGCTGGTCAGCTTTGGTTAGATACAACAACTGCAACTTCTCCAACTTTAAAATATTATGATGGTGCTGATGATATATCTTTAGCAACTATTGACCATTCTGCTAACACAGTAAATTGGTTAGATTCAACAGTATCAATTACTGGACTATCTACAACTGCAACAGGAACAGTTTTAACACTTTCAGATTCAGCAAATACAACAACAGTAAATTTAATTATAGACAATCAAAAAGAAATTCGTTTTAGAGAAACAACAGCTAATGGAACAAACTATGTAGCATTAAAAGCACCAGCTAGTGTTAGTGCAGATTTAACTTTTACTTTACCTGCAACTGATGGAACTAATGGACAAGTATTAACAACAAATGGTTCTGGTGTATTATCATTCGCAACTCCTGCTTCTGGTATTGCTTGGCAATCTTCAGTTAAGACTTCTGGTTTTACTGCTGTTGCTGGAGAAGGATATTTTTGCAACACAACATCTTCTGCTTTTACAGTAACTTTACCTGCAACACCAACTGCTGGACAACAAGTAGCAGTAGTAGATTACGCAGGAACTTTTGATACTAATGCACTTACTATTTCTCCTAATGGAAATAAAATTGAAGGTGCAACAGCTTCCTTACAATTATCTGGTGAAAGAGAAGGAGTATTATTAGTTTATATAGATTCAACACAAGGTTGGTTAGCAACTTCAGGAATTAATGAAGGAACAGATGCTTTATCACCAGTTCCTTATTCAATAGATTTTTTAGTAATAGCTGGTGGAGGAGGTGGAGGAACTTCTCGTACTGGTAATGGTTCTGGTGGTGGTGCTGGAGGGGCTGGAGGTTTTAGAACATCAACTCAAACAGTAACAGCAGGTACAGTAATTACAGTAACAGTAGGAGATGGTGGTATTGGTGCTGTATATACTAATTCTGGCAATTCACCGAATGGTTCTACTGGTTCAGATTCTTCAATTTCAGGTTCAGGTTTAACAACAATAACAAGTGCTGGAGGTGGTGGAGGTTCTTCAGGTTTTGCAAATGGATTAGCTGGTGGTTCAGGCGGAGGTGCTGCTGGAAATACTGCTTACACTGGTGGTGCAGGTAACACACCAAGCACTTCTCCAAGTCAGGGTAATACTGGTGGAAACAATGCCTTTGCAACTAATTATGGTTCAGGTGGAGGTGGAGGTGCTGGTGCGGTAGGTGGAAATGGTAATAATACAGTAGGAGGTACTGGTGGAAATGGTACAGCTTCTTCAATAACTGGTTCTTCAGTAACAAGAGCAGGTGGAGGTGGTGGTGGAGTTTATAATGGAGGAACAGTTGGTTCAGGTGGAACTGGAGGTGGTGGTGCTGGTGGTGCAAAAGAACTTTCAATAGCCCCTGTAGCAGGAACAGCAAATACTGGTGGAGGGGGTGGTGGAACAGGTGCAAACGCAGGTGGAAATGATAATTATAATGGTGGTGCTGGTGGAAAAGGAGTTGTTATATTAAGTGTACCAACTGCTTCTTATTCATCAACTACAACTGGTTCGCCAACAGTTACAACATCTGGTAGTAATACAATTTTACAATTTAATGGTTCAGGGAGTTACACAGCATAATGGCTAGTTTTGCAAAAATAGGATTAAACAATAAAGTTATAGAAGTTCTTTCAGTAGTTAATGAAGTTCTTCATGACAGTAATGGAGTTGAACAAGAATCTATTGGTATAGACTTTTTAACTAAACTTACTGGTTGGGCTATTTGGAAACAAACATCTTACAACACTCATGGCGGAGTACATGATAATGGTGGTACACCTTTTAGAAAAAATCATGCAGGAATAGGATTTACTTATGATGAAGATAGAGATGCTTTTATTCCACCAAAACCTTTTCCATCTTTTATTTTAAATGAAACTACTTGTTTTTGGGAAGCACCAGTTGCTTATCCACAAGATGATAATAAATATTCTTGGAACGAACAAACTTTATCTTGGGATTTGTCAGAAATTTAATACAGTTAAAAAAGGAAGGTAAATGATAAAGGAACATTCAATTAATAAATTGAATAATTTTATTTCAGGTTGGTATCTTAATAAAGATTTACTTTGTGATAATCTTATTAAATATTATGAAACAAATCCTTTTAAACATAAAGGAAAAGTTGGTTCAATCGGAGAAATAAAAACATCTATTAAAGATTCAACAGATTTATATATTATAGATTTTCAAAATCCAATTATAAACGAATATTTGGAACAATTATCTTTAGTTCTTAAAGAATACAAAAAAAAATATATTTATACTGATATTAACCAATGCTGTTGGAGTTTAAAACCATTTAATATTCAAAGATATTTACCAACTGAGGGTTTTCATGCTTGGCACACAGAAAAATTTGATATTAATTCTTCTAAAAGACATTTAACTTTTATGACTTATCTTAACAATGTTAATGATGGTGGTGAAACTGAATTTTTTTATCAACAATTAAAAATTAAACCAGAAAAAGGATTAACACTTATTTGGGGTACAGATTGGACATTCACTCATAGAGGAATACCATCTAAAACAGAAACAAAATATATAACAACTGGTCATTTTCATTATGACAGTTAGAAAACTATCTGTTGAAGTAACAATAAAAAGATACACTAATGAGAATGGATTTGTTTGGGGTATTAATACAGTAATGAAATCTTTAGCACCTAATGTTAGTTATGATCTTACTTCTGCTGGTGGCGAGTTTATTATAGATAGATGGGATTCTTCTTTACCACAACCAACATCACAAGAAATAAGAGACGAATACATTAGACAACAAACTATTGCAGAATGTATAGAATACTTTAATAAGGTTAAATGATTACATTAATAATAGGTTTAATAATTGGAGTGTTTCTAGGTTGGAAATACGAACTAGCTATAAACGACTTTATAGAATCAATTAAAATACATTTAAATTTAAAGTAATCTTGATTTTTGTGCGTTGCACCATTATATACTCCTAAACTAACGGAGAATAAAATGTTTACATTTAAACTACCGACATACGAAGAACTAAAACAAAACTACGAAACATACTTAAAAGATGTTCAGAAGTTTTATAAAGACTGGTATTCGGATATACAAAAGACTTTTAACAAATAACTTTATTAAAACACAATAGTTTGATAAACAAACTGCATAATATTAATTGCATTTACAAACTTTGGATTGGTGGGTGTGTCTTGCTAAAGTCTTGCAAATGCTTAAACGACAATGGCAAGAACTCACAACGAAGAATTAATCAGTCTAAAGGGACATATAACAGGAATCCGTAGAGAAATTAAAATACTAGGTACTTCAGTTTATAAGCTGGAGAAAAGATTAGAAAAATTATTCTGGTCTATCTTTATTGCTCTTGGAACTTTAAGTATGGCTTTATTAACTTTATTCCTTGCCAAGTAAAACGAATACAACTAACAGTTAGTTATGGACACAAGAAGGATTCTGGTTATATCAGATTTACATTTGCCTTATCATAGGCAAGATTCTTTTGATTTTCTAAAAGCATTAAAAAAGGAATACAAACCTACATTCGTAATGTCTATTGGTGATTTGCTAGATCATCACGCACTTAGTTTCCACGATTCAAACCCTGATTTGTTTTCTGCTGGACACGAACTTGTTAAAGCAAAAGATTATGTAAAAGAACTTGAATCAATATTTCCTGAACTTATAGAAATAGATTCTAACCATTCATCAATGGTTTATAGACGTGCATTAAAACATGGTATGCCAAGAGCATATCTAAAAGAATATGGAGAGTTCTTAGGAACTAAGAAATGGAAGTGGGCAGATGACTTGACTATTACTTTACCAAATAAGCAAAGATGCTTATTCACTCATGGTCGTTCTGCTGACGTTTTAAAAGTATCACAAACAAATGGAATGAATTGTGTGCAGGGACATTTTCATACTAAGTTTAAAATAGAATACTGGGCTAATCCTGATAATCTTTTTTGGGGTATGCAAGTAGGTTGTTTAATAGATCAAAAGTCTTTAGCTTTTGAATATGCTAAGAATTTTAAAACTAGATTTATAATTGGAACTGGTTTAATAATAGATTCACAACCCAAGTTAGCACCTTGTGTTTTAAATAGAGATGGCAAATGGATAGGCAAGTTAGTTTAAATTTTTCTTTAAGAGAATTTATCTATTCTGATACTGCAATCAGATTACAAATAGACAATACTCCAACTGATGAAGTTTTAGTTAATCTACAAAATGTATGCCAGTTTATTTTAGAACCTGTAAGAAACTATTTTAATAAACCAATTACAATTACTTCTGGCTATCGTTCTCCTGAGTTATGCAAAGCCATAGGAAGTTCTGTAACATCACAACATACATTTGGACAAGCAGTAGATTTTGAAATCTTAGGAATACCAAATAAAGAAGTTTCTGACTGGATAGTTAATCACCTAGATTATGACCAGTGCATATTAGAATTTTGGAAAGCTGAAGAACCTAATTCTGGTTGGGTACATTGTTCTTACAAACCATCAGGTAATCGTAAAATGTATTTAAGAGCATATAAAGGAAACGGAAGAACTATCTATGAAGTCATTTAAAAAACAAGTTGGTGGAAACAACTACAAGAAATATAAAATCCAACCAGTAGAATTTATCATCAAAAATAATATTGGATTTGTAGAAGGAAATATCATAAAGTATATTTTAAGATTTAAAGAGAAGGGTGGAGTTTCAGACTTAGAAAAAGCTAAACACTACATAGAACTACTTATAGATACAACCAAAAGTAGATAATATCATTTAAACCTATTTTAAGGCATAGTGGCTTTAAAATTACGATACACGACAACTAAACCTATAATATCAAAAAAAAGGGGTAATTTGTCGGTTTAAATAGGCAAATTTAAGGAGTTTAAGATAAGATATGTCAAATTACATAGTAACTAAGATAGACCCAGATTTTACACCTGAAACACATACTGTTGGTTCTTCATCAGTACAATCAGGAGTTATTACTACTGGTTCAGGATTAGTAAGAATCTCAACAACTACTCATTGTCATATTAAATTCGGTGCTAACCCAACTGCTACTGAAGAAGATTTTTTAATGCCATCAGATCATGTTGAAGTTTTTGCATTTATATCTGGTCAAAAAATTGCTTTTATAGCACATGGTGGGGGTGCAGGTGAAATTAACATTTGTGCAGTAGATTAATATGCTACCAGCTTTAAGTGCTTTCGCACCACTACTAAACACAATATTTAAAACAGTTGATAAAGCTATTCCTGATAAAGATTTAGCTGAAAAATTAAAAGCTGAAATGAATATGCAACTTCTTACTTCTGGTACTGAAGAACTAAAAGCATCTGCAAGAATAGTTGAAGCAGAAGCTAAAGCAGGTTGGTTTGCAAGTTCGTGGAGACCATTACTTATGTATGTAATGATATTTATTTTAATTATAAATTATATTATTGCACCAATGGTTAAAGCTGTATTTGGTGTTTCTATTGGATTTGAATTACCTACTGACGTTTTTACACTTTTACAGATAGGTTTGGGCGGTTACGTCGTGGGACGTTCTGGGGAAAGTATTGCTAGAACTTTAGCTTCAAGACCAGTAAACAAAAATCAAGAAAATGGATAGTCTAAAGTTAAGCGATCAAACACAAGTATCATTACCTATTAAAAATATAGTAGCTATTATATCTGCTATAGTTGTAGCTGTTTGGACTTACTTTGGAATCGTTGAAAGACTTAATAGACTTGAAACTAATGAGAAGTTAATGTCTCAAGACTTACTTAAAAAAGCAGAACAAACTCCTAAGAACCAAGAGATGTATATGTTGATAGAGTACCAAGCTAAATCAATAGACAAGCACTCAAAACAATTAGAAGAAAACGTACACACTAAAGTTATTATTAGTCAATTAGAAAAGAAAATAGATAAGCTAGAAAAAGAATTAGATTCATTAAGAGGTAAATAATGTTTGAAGTAGTATTTGCTTTACTAATGTACATGAATGACAAGCTAGAAGGTTATTCTCCAAAATTAAATGTTGCTGATTGCTTAGAACAAAAACGCAAAGTTGAACGTGATGGAACTAATGATGTTACTAAATGGTCATGTAAAGAAGTTGAAGCCATTATAGAAACTGATAAGCATGGTATTAAAAGAATTAAAGAAATTAAATCAAAATGAACTTTTATCTAGTTACCTATGCAATTAATTTTGTAAAGGTAAATGATGAAAACATTAAAGAAGATGTTGCTCACGTCAGATTTTTTGATAGCCAAAACTTTGCAAATTCAAATTCATTTCTAGCTTCATTAAAACAAGTTAAAAAACTTAGGATTACTTCTGTTGAGTGGGATTTAGAGGAGTGTAACTGGTATGATTACTATGAAGATGTATCTAATACTATTCACTAAATCGGCAGTAGATAATATTCAATACCATCATTCCAAGTTTGAATCTTTGATTGTGGTAACAACTTTAATATTTGATCTACTGATTTAAACTTTAAACCATCTTTAAAAGCAAAGCATATTGTATATTGAGTGTATCTACTATCGCAGAACATTTGTGCGAATGTAATATACTTCTTTAAATCTTTTAGTTTAAGTTTGTTGGAAGCTTTGACTTCCACGAAGAACTGGCTTTTACGTTGTTCGGTTTCTTTGGAGTAAACAAAGTAATCAGGTAAAGCACTAAGAATCCCAAGTTTATGAAAATAAGGGATAGGGGAATTACCAAAATCAGCATCATCATTAAAAAGAAGCTTTTTATAATGAAAAGATTTAGTTTTACAATACTCCTCAAATCTTTGTTCGGCATAGTCAATGTAGTTTTCAACTCGTTCTTTATATCCCAATTCATTTAATGTTCCTTTTGGTTGGATTATTTTCATCTACTCAAATCTCTTTGAGTTACAAGCCATGATCTATAAAGATCAACCCAGCTTTGTAAGTTAGCATACTTACCTTTTAAAATAGAATAGTTTTTTTCTGCAACTAATAAACCTTCTATTATTGTTGCGTAATCTTTATCAGAATAAGCCCACTTTTCTGCTTCTGCTACTGAACAATTCTTTTCTAATTTCTTAGTTAAAGTTATTTGACTGAATGTTATTTTCTTAAATTCTTCGCAACGTCTAAAAGTATATAATGCTTCTGACATTTGTTCTGAGATAGAATCTAGTTCTTGTTTTATTTGGTCAGGGTTTTTTAGAGCGAGATCGTGCATACCTTCCTTTACAGTTTATAGTTGTGTTACTAACCTAAGCTAGTAATTCTTCAAATTTCAAAACTACTTTTGTTTCTAAAGCATCTTTAAGTCTTTTTGCCTTTTCTAACTTATGCTTTAGTTCAAAGTATTTCATAGAGACTCTATAATGACGATCTCTTAGGTTCTGAACTTGAGTTTTCATTTTCTCCATCAGCTATTTTAATATTATTTCTGATGAACTTAGTATTGATTATGTTCAATGAAATAATCTTACCTTCCTTATTTTCTGTTAGAGCATCTTCTG